AAGCTGAAGAAGGAGGAGTGATGTCTAAGCGGAAGATCAGCGGCAAGTGGTTGCGCATGGCAGAGATGTACAAACGATTTGCCAGTGATTACAAGTGCGCTGACTTCAGCGACGATGCTGCAATGGCAATGTACTTACATGAGTCCACCGGAGCGCCGCTGCCAGATCCAAAGACGAACGGCTACGCGCTGGGAAAGAAATGGATGGACGTAACGGTTGCAGCATGGAAAGAGGAGATACCGCAGATGGGGCTGCTTGTTTCTGAACTGCAAGCTGACGGCTATCCAGATTGGTTTCTTGAGCAAATTGGCGTGCTGCATCTTGAGCCAACAAGGCAGGCGTGCTCGTGGTGGATTGGAGAAGATTGGGCACGCAAGTTTCTTACCCAAGCAATGAAGAAGGAGGAAGCGTGACAACAGAACAGGAAGACGTGTACGGCGTTGCCCACCACGAAACACCGATCCTTAACCGCTGTGATAAGACCATTTGCTTGGCAATGGCTGAGTGGTGGTCCGAGTTGATTAACGAGCCCGAGCGCCCGCACTGGGGCTACGACATGGATGAGTTTCGAGGCGAGCCGTTCTGCGTGCAATGCCGCTACAAAGTGCTGAAGCGGGATGAAGCCGGCAAGCCTACACGGTTGAAGTTTGGACCTTACGAGTTTCGCTGCTGGCGTGGAGAGTCTCCGTATGGCAGCAAACACGATGGATGGTGGCTTCAATACGAGCCTGCTAACCTGAAATAGACCACGCCCACGCCAGCGGGCTAGTGCTGGCAGAGGATCAAATGCTAGGAATCTACAAGATTGAAGCTCCATCCGGTAACTTTTACATTGGAAGTGCAACCAATGTGAAGAAGCGCCTGTACATGCACAAGCGCGAACTTCGGAATGGAACGCACGTTAACAGTGCCCTAAGAAATGCTGCTGCCAAGTACGGGGTAGATGGACTGACATTCACCATATATGTTTGTGTGCTTGATCGTAAGCATTTGCGTGAGCTTGAGCAGTTGGTGATGGACGAACTCAAGCCGTCCTACAATATTTCCAAGACAGCAGACTGCGCCCTGTTTGACAGAGGAGTAATCGCAAAGCGTGTAGCTTCTGTAAGCAAGCCTGTGGTTAGGCTTTCTGATGGTGTTGTTTTCCCATCCGGCTACGAAGTAGCAAGGCATTACGGGGTCAAGAGCGCAGATAACTTATCAACGTCCATACGATATGGCTGGAAATTTGCTGGTGAATTTTGGGCTTTTGTTGGAGACAACGTAACTTACGAAGAGATAAAACGCAAATGGGACGAGAGAGATAAAGAGAGAAAGAGCAATGCCAAAAAAGCCGCTACAAAATCTAGAAGCAAACAAGTTCGTAGATTGAGTGACGGAGCACTATTCCCAAGTGCTGCAGCCGCATCGCGCAGTGTTGGTGGTCATGTCAAGATGATTTCAGAAGCAATTTGCAATAACTTGGAACGTGCTGGCAGCAGGTGGGAATATGTCTAAGGCCACAACGCTACAACTAAGAACGGCACAAGTCCGCGCCATTGAGCTACTGCGAGAAGGCTTTGCACAAGGCCACCGCTCTCAAATACTTGCCGCGCCTGTAGGTTTTGGGAAGACTGAAGTAGCTATTGCCTTGCTTGAAGCGGCAAAAAAAAAGGGCACAAGATCATCAATGATCCTTGACCGCATAGTTCTTTGCGATCAAACGTCTCAGCGCCTTGATAAGTACGGTATTGACCACGGCGTACTCCAGTCAGGGCACTGGCGCTACAGGCCCGGTGAGTACATACAGGTGTGCTCCGCGCAAACCTTGGAAGCAAGGGGTTCCGTACCAGATACCAAACTGCTTATCATCGATGAATGCCATTGCTCCCGCAAAGCCACCAACGACCTCATAAAGAATAACCCGCACATTAAAGTTGTCGGGTTATCTGCAACCCCGCTAACCAAGGGGCTTGGAAAGATTTATTCCAATGTGATTAACCCAATCACAACGAAAGAACTGGTTGAGAAAAAGCTACTTACCCCGCTAAAAGTATTTATCTCCAAGGAGATTGATATGAAAGGAGCGAAGAAAGTGGCGGGAGAATGGTCAGATGCAGAGGCTTCTTCAAGGGCGATGAAAATCGTTGGTGATGTAGTTGCCGAATGGGTAAAGAAGACTCACGAAATATACGGCAAGCCTGTCAAAACAATCGTGTTCTGTGCTGGCGTTGAGCACGGTGCAGAGTTAGCTAGTAGGTTCCGTGAGCAAGGATATAACTTCGTAAGTATTTCTTATAGAGATGACGATCAGTTTAAGAAGGACGTTATTGAAGACTTCTCAAAACCTGATACAGAGATACACGGTATCTGCGCCGTAGACATACTTACCAAAGGTTTCTCTGTTGACGATGTGCATATCGGAATATCTGCCAGACCATTCTCAAAGTCTTTGTCATCACATATTCAGCAAATGGGCAGGGTTATGCGGACGCATAGCACCAAACAATTTGCAACGTGGCTTGACTTTTCGGGCAACTATTTAAGGTTCAGAGAAGACTGGGAGAAGATATACGAAAGCGGTATTGATGAGCTTGATGACAAGGGAGAGAAACCCAAGAAGGAACCCGACGAGAAGGAGAAGAAAGAAGCAAAGTGCCCTGCCTGTGGCGCTTTGTGGCCGCGTGGTTCTGATACCTGCACGAACTGCGGGCATGTGCGGGAGCGTAAGAGTTCGGTGGTTTCTGTGCCCGGCGAGATGCAGGAACTTGGCCCTATGTCCCGAGACGAGAAGCAGGCATGGTGGAGCATGGGTCAATACATGGTGCAGTCAGGTTCATGGTCGGAGGGGAGGGCGAAGGCGGTTTACAAGTCAAAGTTTGGTGTGTGGCCGAATGGATTGCACAAAGATCCGATTCCACCATCACTAGCGTTTGAGAAGTTTGCTAGGAAAAGTTTGATTGCGTACCTGAAGGGCAAGCGATGAACTTCCTAGACTTCTGCCGGTTGCACGGCATCCTCATTGACCACTTGCCTCCTGTCGGTCTGTGGAGGAGGTATCCCACTGAGGACAAACCGCGCCACAAGAACGGAACAGTCAAGTGGATGCTTGACCACGGCTTCTGTCAAAACCACGCCACCGAGGTAACTGTTTCCGTCTGGCGACCTGATGAGCCCGTAAAAATTAACAGGCGCGACCTAGCCGAGCAGGCCCGCAGAGCAGAGCAGGAGACTTTGCGCAGGCAGGCGGAAGCGGCCAAGAAAGCAGCTTGGATACTTCACCAATGTCAATTCGCATCTCATCCATATCTCAAAGCCAAGGGCTTTCCCGATGAGGTGGGAAATGTTTGGGTGAAGGACGGAGAGCATCTGCTGGTGATCCCCATGCGGATTGGGCAGAGGCTGGTGGGCGTTCAATTGATCGACTCCGAGGGCGGGAAGAAGTTCCTGTCGGGTCAGGTCACGGGCGGCGCGGAGTATGTGATAGATAACCGCGGCCCGCACTTCTTGGTAGAAGGTCTAGCCACTGCGCTCTCGCTTCGCATGATCCTGAAGAACTGGAAACGTCGCTATACGATTCACTGCTGCTTCAGCGCAGGGAACATGCTCAAGATCGCCCAGACCTTGCCAGGGGGCTACGTCATCGCAGATCACGACGCCTCTCAAACTGGCGAAAGGGTAGCCAAGGAGATAGGCTGGCCGTTCTGGATGAGCGATCAGCTTGGAGACTGCAACGACCACCACCTGCGGGAAGGACTGTTCCGCACGGGGCAGTCAGTCCTGAAGGCTCTCAAAATTTAGGGTACCAAGCACCCTCAACTGGTGTAAACCCTATGTTGCTATCAGGTAGGATAGGGTAAGATGGATGTAGACACACAGGAGAAATGATGACCAAGGATAACTGCCCCGATGTGTCCGCGTTGAGCGAGTGGTTAGGCATCAGTGGTGGAGAACAAACATGCGATTGCTTGAGCGACACAGCTACGAAGACTGGATGAACGACATAGCGACGGATGACAGCAAGCCGGCGCGCGGATGGCATGCGAAGTGGCAGCCGCGCTGCGACTGTTGCGGCCGGTTTGTGCTGCCGGGTTCGCCTGGGTCTTCGTGGGTGCATGTGCCCGACTCGCATGTGAGCGTGGGCGATGAACGCGAGCGCTGCGCCGCTTGCACCAAAAAGCGCGGCCCGGCCAAGGCGATGCCCGGCTACGTCGAGCACTTGGTGCAAGGCGTGGTTCCTGATGCCTAACGTAGAGGTAAGCGGCCGTGAGCGGCCTTTATGCGAACGGTCCGCTTGACCGTAGGGTTAGCGCCCATCGTGACAAAGGAGAAAGAAATGGCACCGGGATACGGAACAGGTTACAGCCAAGAAGTGAGGGTAAGGATCGACGGAATTGGCGAGATCCCGGCTGAAATGTGGAGCGACTACGGTGTGCCGTGGAGCGCTGTGACTGACGCCACGAGCGGGACGCGCACCACGATCTACGGAGACGATGGCAGGAAGCTGGTAATCGAGCCGCGACATGGGCGCTAACGTTGAGCTGAAAGGGCGCCATGCCAAAACATGAAGAAGCCACCGCTGATGTAAGCGCTCCTTTCGAGCGCGATGTTGGGCGGCTGGAGCCGGAGCGTGCCTTCTTAAAGAAGACATACCACAGAGTGCATGGCCTTATGGCAGTTGCTGGTGGTCAGTCTCATCCTGGCCAGCAAAGTCTCTGCTACGTGCTGGAGAAGGCCGGCCTGACTGAATGGGACAAGGCGGGCAACCGCTATCGAATAACCGCGCTTGGCATTCTGACGCTGGCGCACTGGAAGACGCCCAACGTGAAATAGGCCGCGAGGACCACCATGTTTGGAATAGTGGCGAACGTAGAAAGTGACCGGGTGTTGCGCACTGGGGCAAAGGTCTGGATTGAGCGATGCAACGGAGACGCGGAGTGCCCGGAGGTTTTCGGGTGCAGCAAGTCGGGCCGTTTGGTGCAGAAGTACACGCACTACAAGCGTCTTACGAATTTCCGGGCCGCGTGGATACCCGAACACCTGCGCGACCGAGTGATTTTGGCGTGGCCGGAGAAAGAGCGGGCCGCAGAGTTTGCTGCCAAGTTGTGCGCCATGTGGTCCGGCGTTCGCTACTACAGCCGCGACGGCTCGGAGTTGAAGAAGGACGGCATCACCACCGGAGAAGCATTCAGGCGCGTGATTCGTGCGGCCTAACCGGAGCGAGAGGACAATGATGACGACGATTGATGAACTTGTGAGCCGCTTCCTGACGTGGCCGGTGCCTGCCGACGTGCACCCGGACGGCACGCCCGGGCAGCCCGGCCGCACCGGCACGAACCTGCTGACCGCTGAGCAGGCGAAGCAGATGCTTGGGCATGTGCTGGCGCTGCACCCGATGACCACGCCAGTAACGCGCGAGTTTTGCGCAGCGTTCCCCGGTACTGCGGCCGGAATCATCAATGCGCTGTCCCGGCAGATCGACGGCACGCCTGCGCTGCCTTCTGTGGGCGTGGCCATTGCACCGGTGGACCTGGGGCCTAACGGTTGAGGAAAGCTGCCGCGCTGATGCGTGGCCGGAGCGCTGCACTGCCACCCGCGGTCAGCTTGTGCGAAGGGTTAGGCGTGTAGCCGGAGCGTGAAGATGGACCGATGGACAAAGATTGTTGTTGCTGTGGGCGTGCCTGTGATTTTGGTGCTGCTGCTAGGCATCTACACCGATACCAAAGAGTGCAAGGAGAAGGGCGGCGAGCGGCTGCGCGGAATGCTCCAGGGCTACAAGTGCTATGACGCAAGCACGTTGAAGGTGCTGCCTTGACGCCTAACGTGAAATAGGCCGCTTCGTGCGGCCTAACCGGAGCGACAAAATGTATGAAAAGATAATAGCCGCCATTGTGCGAGAGACTCAAAAACGAATGGAGGAGATTGACAAGTCGTATTCGTCTATAACCTCGTACCGCGAGAAGATGGAACGAACAGCATACAAAGCCATGATGTTTGCCCGCGAAGCGCACAAGGCGCAGCGCCGCAAGTACACCGGCAACCCGTACACCGACCACTTGGCTGAAGTGGCCGGGATCGTGGCGACCGTGGCGACGCCAGAACAGGCCGACTTGATGGTTTCGGTAGCGTGGTTGCATGATTGCGTGGAAGACCAGAGCGTGACCGTAACGCAACTTCGCGCAGAGTTCGGTGATGCAGTGGCCGATGGCGTGCGCCTGTTGAGCGACCTTGAGAAAGGTAACAGGGCTGAGCGCAAGGCTTTGAGCCGTGCCCGGCTGGCAGACGCACCAGGGTGGGTGCAGACCATCAAGTGCGCGGACCTCATCAGCAACACTAGCAGCATCGTGATGCACGATCCGGCGTTTGCGCTCGTGTACCTTGAGGAAAAGCGTCTGCTGTTGGATTGCTTGACCGAGGCCGACCCTCGACTGTTGACGCTGGCGAGGATGCAGGCAAGTGCGGCCTAACTTCTAGTGCTTCCCAGCACTCAAGGTCGGCATATCCACCGTGTAAATCTCGGGGTTAGTCATCTCAAGGTAAGACAGATGCCCCAAAATTTGCAGGCCGAGGGACAGAACTTGTTCGTCCTGGCCCACGGCATCAGATCGGATGGAGATCCGACCGTCCTCTTGGATGAGGGTGATGTTGACGATGGTGGTCATTGGGCTTCTCTGTTAGGTTAGTTTACTTCAGGCATTTCGCCTGTAGACAGAAAAGCGTGGAGCTTGAAGGCAGCCTCAAGGATCGAAGCAGATCCCAGCAAAACCGCGCTCATAACCTTCTCTCCAACAGAACCAAACTTCTGCCGTGGGCCGTTCAAAGTTTTTGAAACGCCACGAGTGCTTAGGCGTCCATTCCTCAGTGAATACAGCGTATTGAGGAACCCTGCAACATCGCCGCGCCGCTTGTAACCCGCCAGTCTGCCCGCTGCAATCCGCAAATCAGAGGGCCTTGCAAGTTTTTTGATCGCCTGGAACTCGCTAAACGTCAGGTGGTAGGTGGTTTTTTTCTTTTGCCCCATCGCCGGCCTGCATTCTGGGGTGTCTGAGTGCTCCACTGCTTCCGTTTCCTGCGGTGCTTCTGTAGTGATATGTGGTTCGATGTACGGATAGAACTCGGCGCGGATAGCTGACAGAACCTCATCCACCGTTTCATCCCCGCTCAGGCCCAGCAGGGTGCATCCCTCAGAATAGTAGTCAACCTGCGGCAAGTCTTGCATGTTCCCACGGTTAAACACTATCGCCTTGCGTGAGTACGCTTTGCACATGCGAAGGAAAGAGCCCAGCCAAAACTGTTCTTCCCAGCGAAGGGCAGACATGGAGCGTGAGTCATCTCTGCGGGCATCGGCCAAGAGTCCAGCGAAGAAGATCAGGCTGTCTCTGGCCTTGGCTATGCGTCTTCGTCCGTTGTGATCGGATGGTACGGTGCCCGACACTACATCGCGGATGCAGTTGATCTTTCGTTGAGCGCCAGAGAACAGCCCGGAAATGCGCTGCCCTACGGTGGTCACTTCAAGATTGAGAGGCCGCTTCCTGTGTGTTGGAAGCAGTCTCTCAAGATCGTCAGGGTGGAAGTCCAAAAGAAAAACCCTTATGGGTGGTTGCGAGCTTTGGGCTTGGTTTGCCGCTATCGAAAGGCCCTGTCCGACCTTCCGCTAGCATGGACGAAGCCCGCTCCCACTCATAAGGGTTTGGGTCGCCGGACAGTGCTACTGCCGGGTTACCAAGCCGGCAGGTGCATGGATTATAGGTCAGTCCTTTGAGTGGTGCAAGTGGGTAGGCGTAAAAAAGCCCGCCGAAGCGGGCTAGGTCATGCTTCGTTAGGCCCTAAACGGCTTCGTCGTCGTTGTCCGCTTCGTCAGGCACGATCACCGCGTTGTAAAGGCGCGGCTCCAGTAGCTGATCCATGAACTGTTCAAGTTGGGCGTCTGAAATCTCGCCCATCATGTGCTCCATCAGCTTCTGTTTTGCTTTGCTGCGCGTCACTCGCAGGCTTGTGTATGCGCTCATAGTCTTTCTCGCTCCGGTTAAAACGGGCCTCTTAAGTCACTCCCTCTAACTTGTTGATTTACAAGGATTGCTTCAGAGTGACTTTCGGGCCATTTGCGGGCGCGCCCGATTACGACGCTAACCCGTCACTCTAGAAAGCCCGCCGAAGCGGGCTGGTTCATGCTTCAATCAGCCGTTCCAGCAGGCCGCAGGGGTCGCAGGTTTGCCAGACATCCGCCCACGCCGCCCACGCCGCCGCATCCGACGCATCCGCCGTATCCTCCGCCGCATACGCCGCATCCGCCGCCCTCGCCGTCGCCGTCGCCGCCGCCGCCGCCGCCGCATACGTCGCCGTCACCGCCACCCACGCCGCCGCCGCCGCCACCCCTGCCACCGCTGGCGAGGCCGCTGCCGCCGACGCCGCCGCCTCCGCCGCCTCCAGCGTGCGCTCGGTGGTCATGGTCTGCCATGCACGGCCAAAACCTTGTTTGTCCGCCAGAGGCTGGAGCGTAGGCAGCACAGTACCCCACATCCAATCCAAAATTATGGCGAGGCGTTCCTTTTCCTTCGCCCGCCCTGTACCCGCTGCGCGTGGTAGCAGTTGTTTCCATCGTTCGGAGTTCCGCATGTCGTCGGGCATGGAATCTTGTACTTTGATGATCCACTTGCCGATCACTTCGGACATGCAGTCCGGGATGTCGTCGGTCAACTTCCCGGTCAAAGCGAGATTTATTGCCGCGATGGAGCATGCCGATTCTTCATCGCCCAGGCCCGATGGCAAGTGCATGGATGCCAGCTTTGCAGCGATGGCGGTTTGTTGTTCGATTGTGATGGTGCTCATGAGTTACTCCTTTGATGTGGTGAAAATTGGAAAGCAAGGTCTTCCACCGTGGCGTCCCTCCAGCGTTTACCGGAGAGGTACTCCGGCAGTCCGTGACCATCGGGAGGCCCGTCGTCATAAGCCTCCTCCACTATAAGAACAAGCATCATCTTGCCGAAGACTGACGAATGCAGACGGTGCCGGAACTGTCCTGTGAGGCGGAAATTCATGTTCCCTCCTTCGGCATACGGGCAAAGAACCTCCCGCCCGTAAAAATTATGCGCCTCTCATCGGTGCCGTCAACTTCGGGACAACCCTTAAACCGCACTTCCTCGCCAGCGCGGACGGCTTCGCGTTCGGCGCGGGTCAGTCCTGAGACACGGCGTGCTCCCTTTTCAGCGCCCCAGCGGGCGCAGCGGGCAGTGGTTGAGTAAATCATAGGTCAGTCCTCGGATACGGTTAAGGCCGAGCGCAAAGTTTCAGCAACAATGTTGGCTGTCGCCTCATCAAGTGCTTCAAGTTCGGAGATAGCCCAAAGCACGTTTTCATAAAGTGCCGGGGCCAGCGCCATGATCACGGCGTTTGCCGTAACTTCTTCTCTGCTCCGCCTATCAAAGCCGGGCGGGCCTATCCGGTGAGTCATCGTGGCGAGGTGGATATCGTTTTCGTCTACCACGTGGATCATGTATCTTCCATCATGGTATTCCATGGTCTGAGCTACCCACTTGCCGGGGGTGCGTTTTGTAACGTCAGTCATAGGTCAGTCCTTAGACATAGCCACGTTTTGCCAGATAGGCATCGCGGGCGGGTTGATTGGAAAAAACTTTGACGCGGTAAACGGTCGAAGGTTCGCCCTTGGCTGCAACACCGTGGCGGCACTCAATGACTATGAATCCTCTGCGATCCGCGCCGAAGGTGGAAAGTCGGTAAGCCATAGGTCAGTCCTCCTGGTTGGAAAAGTCTCGCCGAATGACGGGACGGCCCCGGTCGACCCAGCAGTACAGGCCAGAATTGTCGCGGGCGACCTGCTCGCATTCCTCACGCGGTCCGGCAATCAAGATTTGCCCGTCCTGAGTGAAAGCTGCGGCAGGATAGCCGGCGCAGTCAGGGGGGATGTTCAGATACAGCATAGGGGTCAGTCCTCCAAAAGGGACCAAGCATCCTCTAGGGCAGCTTGGTGGTCTAGGTCTAGGTCATCCTCAACTTGCTCAAGAGCCCAGCGCAGGGCAACCTCCAGGTGCTCTACGTGCGCACCTCGTCGCGCGACGAAGCCTTGCGATCGGCGGCAGCTTCGGCGGCCTCCACCAGGCGCTCGACTCTGCGCACAAAAGCCGTCGCATCGCCCACCTCGAACCCCTCATTGGAGGCCCATACCAGGTAGTCGCCATGGGCATCACCGCTGAGCCCAATGCAAGCAAAAACGGTCTCGCCTGCCGGGTCGTGCAGCGTCAAATAGACCTGGCGCTGCGGCAGACTTTCCGTGTCGTCTTGGTCGTTTCCGGCTTCAGGCGTTGGAAGTTGGGCGAGCCAGAGCCTCCAACCCTCTGAATCCTCCACCAGCACCTCGTCCCCGACCAGATGCGTGACCTTTGGCCACGTCTGCGCGGTGGTGGCTGGTGCTGAGGCACCTGGCGCTGCTGACGGGTCCGGCGGCAGCAGCCCGTCGGGGTTGTCGCGACTGCGCACTGCGAGTCGCTTGGCGGAAAGGGTTTCGTCGGCCAGCTCTTCGCGGGTGAGGGGCCGGTCAGGGTCAAGGCAGGGGATCATGATTGGATTCATGGCCTTAAACCCATTTCGATTCTCTTGCGCGGCCAGAGGGGTGCAACTCGGACTGCAGTAGTGCGAGCAGTCCCGCGCTATTTTGGTCCGTCGCCAGTCGGGCCACTTGGTCGGACACGTCAAAATCAAACCGAGAATCAATTTCCGCGTTTCTGAGAACAAGGCGGGTTTCTGCCGGGTTGTGCGGGGTTGTGCCACTCGGCAATTCCCGCAGTCCGCGACTGTCGGCGCAAAGGTCGAACAAGGTGCTGAAAACGACTTTCATAGGTCAATCTCCTGTCGGGCAACATGCCCCCATAGCCCCCCAGCAGGGGCTATAGGTGCCGGTCAAGCCGTTAGCTTTGCGATAACCTGCCGGGCTTCGTCCAAGGCCTCGTTGACCATGTCCCCGTAGTAATCCCCCTCCTTTACAAATTGGCGCACGCTGTCATAGCAGCATCCACCGAGGTATGCAGTTCCCAGCGTGATCCCTTCCTTCCGGGCTTCCACACGGGCCACAAAATAGGCCCACACGCCATCGTTGATCTTTCGCAGTGTCTCGGCGCGCTCCTCCTCGGTTTCGTCCCAATCCGGGGGCATGTCTTCCGGGGCGACGGATAGGACAATCTCGAACCCGTCGCGGGCTTCAGTATGTGCAGTTTCCCAATGTGTCATAGGTCAATCCTTCCAGCGCGCAGGGCGCGCAGCAGTTAAATGATGCCCAGCAGCACCAGAATCAGCGCAAGCAGGGAGATGATGATTAGTCCGATATCGTCGGTGGTCATGCGAAGTACCGCGACGCAATGGCACGCGGGAATGCACGTCTAGCAGTAGCCCTGATACTGTCGCCCGTGCTTTCGGGCTCGCGCCAGTAGTCCCAAAGGGCATTCGCCAGCAGGAGACACACAGCCTTGCGGTACTCCGTCGGGAAGTATTGGCCGGTGCAGTAGTCGATCCGCCCGTTCTCAATCGTGAGCCGGTTCCGGGCTTGCGCGATGATCTGATCTGCAGTGATCCCGGAAAGCTCGCAGTGTCGGATCATGGTCTCGGCGTGGTGGCGGTCTTGTGTCACTTCGCGGGATTCTTGCCGGTAGTCGGCCAATGAGCCGTAGTTTCCGGGCTCGATGCCGGGTCGCTGGGCGACGAAAGCACGCAAGGCGTGCAGCAGTGCGGATTTGTCCATTGTGTGTTTCTCCTGATTGATTCGATGGCCGGTGGCGCATCCCATAGGGGCCGGCGAGCCCCTAGACGGATGCGTCAGTCCTCGCTTTGCTGCAGGTATTCGTCCTCGGTCAACCCGTGGAAGGCCAGCTCGTAACCCTTGTGACACAGGCGAAAGTGTGCGCAGCTACTGCCCTTAGACTTGATGACCGACCACAGCCGATTGATTCGCACGTCACGGAACAACGAAGCTGGCATGTCATACATGCGTAGTTCGTCGCGGATGAACTCGGCAAGGTCACGCCTGCGAGTGAACTCCACGGCTGAGCCGTGGTCATCGGGAAGGTAGCATCCCGAGAGGCCGAAGGACGTTGTGTAGCGGGCAATTGTGGTCATTTTGGTCTCCTGGTTGATCGCCCCGACATGGAGCGCATGGCGAGAGTGTCGGCCCTTGCACGGCCCTTGTCACTAGGGACTTTCCCTCATGTATAAACGTACAGTGTGAGCCCTGGTGCGGGTCCGGAGACCGCCCGCAGCATGCGCAGCATGCAGCAGTTCCTTGCTTTCCCCATCCGTTCCCCTATACTGTATAGAACCCCAGTACAAAGTCTCCCTATGAAACTGTCTCGCAAAGCATTAGAGAAAGCAGCTAAGGAAACTCCAATAGAGCACATTCTCGGTAGGCAAGTCTCCGGAGCACTCACTCCAAAACAAAGACGCTTCGCCCACGAAGTAGCCAAAGGCGCAACCAAAGCAGACGCCTACAGAGCCGCTTATGACGTAACAAGTAAGTACACAATGGCAAGCAAACCATACGAGCTTATGAGGGACGAGAGGATACAGAGAGAGATAGACGCCTATGCCCTGGCAATAGAGGCGGAGAAACACAGAACCCCTGCCGCGCTGCGCTCTTTAGTCATCCAAGGCCTAGTCCAAGTAGCACTAGATGCAGATACTAAGGACGCCGTTAAGGTCCAAGCACTTAAAACCCTCGGCACAGTTACCGAGGTCGCAGCATTTACCGAGCGCAAGGAAGTGAGGAGTATTACATCCTCCGATGATGCACGGGCCAAAGTTATGGCTGAGCTTCGCACACTGCTGACGGCTCAGGCACAAGATGCCACGGTTATCGAGGCTGACGCTGACAGCCTGCTGCGCGAGCTTAGCGACAATATTAACGGTGCCGACAATATTAACGCTGAGTCTGCCGACAATATTAACGCTGCGCCCGATGGAACCACAGAGCCCAGCACCGAGACCCCACCTCACCCGGACCACCCCATTGTGTGAGTAGGAGTCCCGCTGCCTTGAACATACTATTCCACACAAACCATCCCTCATTCCACTCAAACGCCCCATTCCACACCAACGACTCCTAGCCCCAATGAACGCCGTAAAAATTAACGCTCCTCACCAGACCCCAGCCCTTGATCTGGAAACACCCCCCGGTAGTCGGTCTAAACAAAAGTGGCGGGGGGGTAGCAAAAATTTTGGGAGCAAATTTGGGTGCCGTTAAAATTAACGGATGACATAAAGTACTTTAAGAACCGTGGCTAAGTCTATGATTTGTAAGGACTTTTTGGAAAACGTGAGTTGTTAGGTGGGTGAAAAGTTGGCGACCGTTAAAATTAACGGAAGTGAAGTGATGCTTTAAGAGTGTGCGCTAAGTTGTTGATTTGTAATGGAAAAGTGTGAAAAGCCGGTCAAGAAGTGGCGCACGAAGAAGGTATTGCAGAGTCCTCTGAGGAAGGTGTATGGGTCCAAGGAGGAGGTATTGGAGATGGGGATGACTGAGGCTCAGAAGGAAGTGTTTTTGGCTATAGATGTGTGGTGGTGCCGGTTTGGGTACGGGCCTAGTTTGAGAAACATATGTGAGTTGAGGGGTAAGCCTGGGCTGGGGAGTACGAAGAAAATTGTGGATAGGTTGGTGAAGCTAGGTGCTTTGAAGAGGGTTGAAGGGATGGGGAGGTCTGTGCGGCCGACTTACATCTCATTCCGTAACATGGAGTAACGTAAAGGAGAAGAGATGGACAAGTTTTTGGACTATGTAAATGAGATGTGGCCGGAGTTTATTTGTGGGCCGCACCATGAGTTGATGGCGCAGAAGTTTGAAGAGGTCGCTGACGGGAAGATAAAGAGGCTGGTTCTAAACGTGCCGCCTCGGTTTACGAAGTCGATGTTTGCTTCGTACTTGTTGCCTAGCTGGTTCCTTGGCCGGTTTCCTGAGAAGCAGGTGATCCAAGCGGCTGGCTATAGGGATCTGGCTGTAAATTTTAAGCAGCGCGTTGACAAGTTGATGGAGTCACAGAAATACGCTCAGGTGTTTCCTCAGCATGGAAAAACTGTAGCTACTAATGTTGGTGGCGCGGTTTGTGGGTATGCGGCTGACTTGTACATTGTTGATGATCCGCACGAAAAAAGATTTGTTAAAGAGCGTGACTGTCAAAGTGCCTTTGATTGGTTTAATGACAATGCGATGTGCAGACTAAAACCTGCGGGCGCTATGGTTGTTGTGATGAGCAGGAGTTCTGAGTATGACTTGACGGCGCGACTTGAAGAACTTGGCGGGTGGGAGGTTGTAAAAATACCTGCTATGAAGAGTGATGGTTCTTCTACGTGGCCTGAGTTTTGGCCTGATGATCAGTTGCTTGATGTAAAACGAAACATCTCGATTGCAAAATGGCGAATGGAGTTTCAGTCAAACAATGAAGCTGGATGATCTAGTAGCGAGCCTGTCTCCTGCGGATCAGGAGAAGCTGTTACAGCAGGTACAAGATTACAAAGACGCTTTGGAAAGGGAGAAGTGTCAGAAGAGCTTCATGGCGTATGTAAAAAAGATGTGGCCGGGGTTTATTCATGGCCGGCATCATGCGGTGATGGCTAAGAAGTTTGAGGAGATTGCGGAAGGGAAGTTAAAGAGGCTGATCATCAATCTCGGGCCTCGGCACACAAAGAGCCAATTTGCTTCGTACTTGCTGCCTAGTTGGTTTCTTGGAAAATTTCCCGACAAAAAAATCATTCAAGCATCCAACACTGCGGATCTGGCGGTGAATTTTGGGCGGCAAGTTCGTAACTTGGTTGGGTCTGAGGAGTACGCAAGAATTTTTCCTAGTGTTGCTTTAAGACAAGACTCCAAGTCTGCGGGTCGGTGGGCTACTAATAAGAACGGCGAATACTTTGCTATTGGTGTTGGTGGAACGATGACGGGTAAGGGCGCGGACCTTCTTATCATTGACGATCCGCACTCGGAACAAGAGGCTGCTTTAGCCGCTGGTAGGCCGGAAGTCTATGACTCCGTGTTTGAATGGTACTCATCTGGCCCGCGTCAGCGTCTCCAGCCGGGTGGGGCCATAGTAGTAGTAATGACCAGATGGGCGAAGTCGGACTTAACAGGCAGGATACTAAAGACCGCTGGCGAGTTGGGTAAGGAAGATCAGTGGGAAGTCATTGAACTTCCGGCGATCATGCCTTCGGGTAAACCCTTATGGCCTGAGTTTTGGTCGCTTGAGGAACTGTCTGCTCTAAGAGAAGAACTCCCACAGGGTAAGTGGAACGCTCAGTACCAGCAAAATCCCACCGCTGAAGAAGGCGCGATTGTTAAACGGGAGTGGTGGAAAATTTGGGACCGGGAGAAGCCTCCTTCATGTGAGTTCATCATCCAGTCTTGGGACACTGCTTTTACCAAGGGAGAAAGAAACGACTACTCTGCGTGTACTACGTGGGGTGTGTTTCACATGAATGAGAACGAGAATGACGTCAACATCATCTTGTTGGACTGTTTTCAGCGGCGGATGGAGTTTCCTGAACTAAAAGAGAAGGCATTGTCTCTTTATAGAGAGTGGGAGCCTGATGCTTGTATAGTAGAAGCAAAGGCTGCAGGGGCTCCTTTGATCTTTGAGCTTAGAAAAATGGGCATTCCGGTATCTGAATACACCCCTAGCCGTGGAAACGACAAGTTTGCCCGTATTAATTCTGTGGCAGATCTGTTCCAATCAGGTAAAGTGTGGGCTCCAGATACCCGGTGGGCTAGAGAACTCATCGAAAACATGGCCGCTTTCCCGAATGCCCCGCACGACGATGATGTCGATAGCGCAGTTCAGGCCCTGATCCGCTTCCGGCAGGGTGGTTTCTTGCGTCTACAAACAGACGAACAAGACGAAGTTCGGTCTTTCAGGCGTAAAGTAGCGTTTTACTGAGGATTCAGCATGTCAGCAAATTTTGCATCCACGACAACACCCCTTGACATGGGGTTGATGACCGAAGAACCGGCGATTGAGATTGAAATTGAAGATCCTGAGAGCGTAAAAATTGGGATTGACGGCGTTGAGATTGAACTTGAGCCAGAAACTGAGACGACTGAAGAGTTTGATGCCAATCTTGCTGAGTACATGGACGAGGCGGATCTAGAAGAGTTGGCCTCTGAACTGATTGACTTGGTTGAATCGGACATTAACAGCCGAAAAGACTGGACAGACATGTTTGTCAAGGGCCTGGAAGTCCTTGGCATGAAGTATGAAGAGCGGACTGAGCCGTGGTCCGGGGCTTGCGGGGTTTATTCACCTCTTTTGACCGAAGCTGCGATCAGGTTTCAGTCGGAAATGATCACTGAAACCTTCCCGGCACAAGGCCCGGTGAAGACTCAGATCATTGGAGCGATAGATAAGCTCAAAGAAGAAGCAGCAGATCGTGTCAGGGATGACATGAACTACATGCTTACTGAAAAGATGATTGACTATCGCTCAGAACACGAGCGGATGCTGTATTCGCTGGGGCTTTCCGGGTCGGCGTTCAAGAAAATCTACCCAAACCCGAATACAGAACTGCCGGCTGCGCCGTTCATCCCTGCAGAAGACCTGATCATGCCCTATGGGGCGTCAAATGTGTACACCGCCGAGCGCGTAACCCATGTGATGCGCAAGACGGAGAACGAAATCAAGAAACTCCAGGTAGCCGGGTTCTACAAGGATATAGAACTTGGTGAGCCTACTCACATTTTTTCTGATATTGAGAAGAAAAAGGCTGAAGAGCAGGGTTATTCCTTAACGGATGACGATCGCTATCAGGTGATGGAGATCCATGTTGATTTGGACTTGAAAGGGTACGAAGATGAGATTCCGATTCCCTACATTGTTACTATTGAACGTGGTACTCAGGAAGTTCTTGCAATCCGCAGGAATTGGGAAGAGACGGACAAGAAAAAACTCAAGCGACAGCACTTCGTTCAATACACCTACATACCGGGGTTTGGTGCTTATGGCCTGGGTTATATCCACATTATTGGTGGTTATGCTCGGGCTGGCACTTCCATCATTCGCCAACTTGTAGATGCGGGTACGCTGTCTAACCTGCCGGGTGGTTTAAAGTCTCGTGGTTTAAGGATTAAGGGAGACGACACGCCGATTGCGCCGGGTGAGTTCAGGGATGTAGATGTTCCGTCCGGTGCGGTTAGGGACAACATCATGCCCTTGCCGTACAAGGAGCCGAGTCAGGTTCTGGCGGCGCTGCTTGAGAAAATTACTGAGGACGGTCGAAGGCTGGCGGCTATTGCTGATCTAAAAATTAGCGACATGAGCGCACAGGCCCCGGTGGGGACTACGCTGGCAATTTTGGAGCGGCAACTCAAGACCATGAGTGCTGTTCAGGCGCGGGTTCATGCCTCGCTTCGGATGGAGTTCAAACTTCTGAAGGGAATCATCAGAGATTTCTTGCCGGATGAGTATTCATACACCCCTGAAGGTGGTGACCGGGCGGTCAAGCGGGCTGACTACGACACGGTAGAGGTAATTCCTGTCAGCGATCCAAATGCCGCCACGATGGCGCAGCGGATCATGCAGTACCAAGCTGCTATTCAACTTGCCCAAAGTGCTCCGCAAATCTACGACTTACCACAACTTCACCGGCAGATGCTGGAAGTTCTTGGTATCAAGAATGCGGAAAAATTGGTGGCTTTGCCCGGGGATGAAAAGCCGCAAGATCCTGTGACTGAAAACATGAATGTTTTGAGAGGCAAGCCGATCAAGGCTTTTGCTTATCAAGATCATGAGGCGCACTTGCTGACGCATCAAGCGTTCATGCAAGATCCAAAAATTGCCGCGACGGTTGGGCAGAACCCAATGGCTCAAGGCATGATGGCTGCACTCATGGCTCACATTGCAGAACATGCTGCGTTTGCTTATCGAGCACAGGTAGAGATGGCACTGGGAGTTCCCTTGCCGGTGCTGGATCAAGAAAACAACGCTCCCATTGCGCCAGAAGATGAGAAGGCGTTGGCTCCGCTGATTGCCGCTGCGGCTCAGAGGACGATGGTTCAAAACCAAGCGATGGCCGCGCAGATGCAGGCCCAGCAGCAGGCGCAAGATCCAACGATCCAAATGGCTCAAGCAGAGCTTCAGTTGAAGCAAGCTGAGATGGAGCGCAAGTCGCAGAACGACCAGATGGACTTCCAAATTGCTCAAGGCAAACTTCAACTTGAGCAGGCCCGACTGGCGCTTGAAGCCCAAAAGGGGCAAGGTGAAGATCCCCGGCTGAAGGCTATCCGGGCGCAACAAGAACTTCAACACAAGGAGCAGGCACATCAACAAAAGATGAGGCAGCAAATTCAATCGGATGCAATCAAAACCAGACAGCAGATGCTTCGCTCTGCTTCCAAACCAAAGGCTAAAGAATGACTACTGCGTTTGACGTAGTTATCCAAGAAATCGAAGAGCGCCGCGATGTGATTGCGCAGGCTCTTATCTCAGGTGCGGCAAAAGACTTCCCTGAGTACAAATACATGACGGGTGAGGTACAAGGGTTATCTCGTGCTCATGCGTTTATAATCGATCTTGTCAAGCGCATGGAAAATGACGATGACTGATAAGTTATGCAAGTGGTGTTTGCAAACTAAGCCACTAGAAGCGTTTACTAAAATTAAACGCTTTGCTGATGGTAGGGCAAACAAATGTAAACCGTGCACAAACGCATCTAATGTGGTTTCAGTACGGGCGTATAAAGAAAGAAATGCTGAAGCCATTCGCAAACAGCAGCGAGAAAAGTACCATGCAGACATTGAAGCGGCACGCGCAAAAAACAGAGCGAAACATCATGCAAACAAAGAACGACGGGCGGCATCTGCAAAAGCGTACGCCAAAGCTAACGTAGAAAAACGAAGAGCTTGGACAAGAGCCTGGGCAGCAGCCAACCCAGACTACAACAAACAAAAATTAGCACGTAAACGACAGTCGTTGAAGGGCTTAAGCGAGTTTGACAGGTTTGTGCTTGATGAAGCCGCAAGACTTTGCGCAACCCGGCAGTTAATGATAGGTGGCGCTTGGGAAATTGATCACATTGTTCCTGTATCTAAGGGCGGGACAAGCGAGCACTACAACATCCAAGTTGTTCCAAAAACTTGGAATGCGTCAAAAGGCAATCGGAACTGCAATAAGTTCTTGGGATAAAGGGTTTCGGGGGTTCCCTTTTCTAACCCCCTGCTTGAAAGATGGAAAACGATGAGTGAACTACTCCTGAGCGACGGCAAAAACACGACAACTTTGCCGGG